GGGAGGTTCCAGAGATCTGGAGGTGTTGTAATGACAACGAGGAAAAAGAACCAAGAGGAGCTCATCGAGCTCCCGAGAGGCCAGTATGAGCTCCGTCATGTTTCAGACGGTAGCTTAAGTGGAAGCGTGTCAACCCAAAGCTATGCTGAGCGAAGTAATTACGCAAAGATAGCTTATGAAGTGGGTTCAGCACGCGACAGAAGTAAAAACTGTCGCCATGTGCTGCTAGAGACCGAGGTCGATCCGATCACGGGCTCTAGATACTACGACTCCCTACATGACCTATGCCATCATGGCTCCCGTTCATTGTTCTGGGAGGCTGATGGTGGAACTTTCTCTTCGTTGGTGCCCTCAGACGCTGCCATCGACGGCTTTAATGCCGAAGCTTTTTCTGCTATGTCTCCCTCTTTCGAGACAGACTTGCAGATGACCAACAGTTTGTTGGAGCTTGTCGAGCTTAAGCAAATACTTAAGCTTGGCCAACGATGGGGGAAATTTGCCAGGTACGCACGTAAGCGGCTTAAACTGCTTAAACGTAATGGTGCTCGTCGTGCAATAATGCAGACGGCCCAAACGATTGCAGAAGGCCACCTAACGTGGGCGTTTGGCATCAAACCCTTTATCAGCGACTGTGAAAAGCTCTACGAGGTATTCACGCAATGGTCGTCAAGCATCAACGACTTCTTAGCGCGGAGAAACGTAGAGCAAGTTCGTCATTACACCAAGACACTCGAGGATGATAGTGGCGAAGTTGATTACGAAGTGTCGCACACTCGGTGCGTTACCGAGTTCAACCGATCTTGTAAGTTATACGCTACAATGCGTTATACTTACGATTGCGGTGATTTGCAATCTCTAGCAGATCAGGCGAACATACTTCGTGACAAACTCGGCCTACGGTTTGGTCTTGCGGAGCTCTGGGAAGCAATTCCCTTCAGCTTCGTCGTCGACTGGTTCTTGCGAGTCGGCGACTTTTTAGAGCGGAATAGAGACCCGCTTGTGAAGATAGACCTTACCGTAACGGACTACTGTATCTCGTACAAATGTGAGATGTCCAAGACTGGTTTTTCACAGCTCTTGGGCGGTAGACTCACCCCGCACGCCTTTCAGCGTGTAGGCAAAGTCTACCAAAAACAGTATGTCCGTAAAAGAACACTGCCCAGCTCTGGAAGCACCTTCATTAATTCCGGCCATTATGGCCAAAACCAGCTGGCGCTCTCGGCTTCTTTGTTGACACTCTTGTCAACTAACCGAAGGAGCTGAGTAGCCTCAAGCGTTACTCGGAGGACACTATCATGGCAACTGACCCAACAGTCATCAACGACGGAACAGATGATAAAACGTATAATTTGGTCTCTCTCACTGAGAAAGAGGCCATATGGCGTGACAACGCCACTACGTTATCTGAACCTAGTACCCTGCGTATCTCTCACCAACCCGCAAAGAACTCAAGTGGGTTGGATCGGCACCTCGTTGCTCTTTCTATGATCAACGAGGACGTTGACGACGAGCAGACCCCTTACCAGGGGACTGTTCATGTCGTCATCGCCGCACCGCGTAAAGCGGTGACCGAGGCGGAGCTGTTAAAGGAGTGGAATAAGCTAAGTGCTTATATCACTGCCAATTTTGCAGCTCTATACGACGGGTTCATGCCCTAACTATTAGGGTGTCGTTGGCATAGCCAAGTCAATAGGCTACGCTGGGTCCGCCCCGGGAAATACTCGGGGTCGACCCTTAATTTTGACTTTTAGATGCTGGGTCAAACGTCATAAATAGTGACTCCTGGATAGGAGCCTCTATGAAAGACGGTGACATGAAAAGCCAGGAGAACATTATGCTAAACCTCTACAAGGCTATGCTTAATGATCTTGGCAAGCAACACCAGATCTCGGATTTCGAGATCGCACGAGACGTAGAAGTCGTCGTGTCTCGAACTCGGGCTGAAGGCCTGAGCTTTCTCACTAAGACTCTGCCGAAACTCGGTAAAGCACTTGACAAGGCTTTACTGGCAGAGGAGTTCACCCCAATGTCGGAGTTTTCTCACGACAGAGGGACGGCTTACCCCCGGCTTTTCCGGAGGCTAACCGAACTCATCTTTGAGAGGGAGGGAATGTTGAAGGCAGAACCGGATGTTACGGCGATCCAGTCGCTGCGACAGCTGGCATACTTGTTTTACAAGTATGACCTGCCTTACCAAGATCTCACTGTTAGACTGTCTATGGAAGAGTTCATTGACGTCGATCAATCGATCGCGCCGGTGGGATCTGACGTAGACACTATCGCAACCATTTATCATGGACAGGAGGTGCTAAATGAAGTTTTTAGCACGTTTGACCTTACTTTTCGTGAGGTCGGACTCAGGCCCAAAAATGGTCCGGGAGCAGTGGCCCATGGTGAAGAACCATGGCAAAGGTATGAACCTCATCGGCGCTATACTAGCCTCGACGAGCTCATTCCCTATGAATCGTTTTTTCCATATAGCGATCGCCATCTGTTTGATCATTGGGATAGGTATTGGGACCTACCTTACCGCGAATCCGCAGGTACTGCAGTACTGCTGGCAGTGCCTAAAGATTCTCGCGGGCCTAGGTTGATCTCAAAGGAGCCTCAAGAATACATGGCCTATCAGCAAGCATTAAAACGCCTGCTGTACGACCATATTGAGTCTCATCCCATTACGGCAGGTCAAGTGAATTTCACTGACCGAACCGTGAATGGGAACCTCGCCCTTCGGGCGTCGAAAGACGCATCGCTCGCAACACTAGACTTAAGTGCGGCGAGCGACAGACTTTCCCTTGGCCTCGTGAAGGCCCTCTTCGAGGATCTTCCTAGGCTTCGGGAATATTTGCTGTCCACAAGGACAGCGAAGACACGTCTGCCGAATGATCACATCATCTTCACGCGAAAGTACGCCCCTATGGGGAGTGCTCTAACGTTTCCCGTACAATCGATAGTGTTTTATGCACTGTTGGTTGGGGATTTGGTACGTGGAGGGATGCCTTTTAGCGAAGCAGCAAGATCCGTGTGGGTGTACGGGGACGATATAATCGTGCCCACATACTATGCACCTGAAGCCATGGCCGTACTCGAAAGAGTAGGGCTCAAGGTCAACACGGACAAAAGCTGCTACAGTGGCCACTTCCGTGAATCTTGCGGGGTCGATGCCTTCTCAGGCGTCGATGTTACACCCGTAAAGATAAAGGAAGTATGGCGACCCGCTCCGCGACGAAAGAAGCGGAAGGGGAAACGTCCGGCGAAAAAGTCGAACGTTAAAGGCATAAAGCCGGAGATTACCACAATCCAGGCCTGGGTCGACTACGCCGATGGTTTGTTCTGGCGTGGGTATTGGGAGACAGCATCTCACATTTGTGATATGCTCAAGCGCGCAATGGGCAAAAAGATCATGCCTTGCGTGTCGCTTGACTCACCTATCATAGGTATGCTAGCCTACTCGAAAGAGGAGGCGAAAGCATCCAATAAAAGTACCCAGACGTGGTCCTCGGATCTACAGTGCCACATGTACAAGGGCCTCGCGGCCCGAAGTACAGGATTTATGGCACTGAAAAAACACGAGGGGTGGCTTAGGTTGTCCAATTGGGCCTGGAATAATATCCGGGACCATGAGGAAGAGAAGGCAATAGATGCCCAACCTTATGCTACAGGTCTCTTCACTCGTAGACATAGAGTGAGAAAAAAACATGTCTTGGTGGCAGAGTCGCAGCTGTAGATGCGCAGCTAAGGTTCTGCTGGAAAGGGTTTAT